AATAACTACAGAATCATCCTTAATTTTCTTTATTATGGGATATTGGGAGTATGCTGAAACTGATAGCAGTATCATTACTAACACTATCCAAAGTTGCTTTAACTTCATTTAGCTCGGTTTTTAGTGTTGTTATCTCTTGCTTAATCTCAGCGAACTTACTAACGGTAGAAGTTACTATAGCTTCTTTAGCCTGATCAGCTTTAACTTGAACAGCTTTGTTCTTAGTCATAGTGCTATTAAAGTCAGTCATAAATTGCTCGAACTCCTTATCTTCAGTTACTGCCTTATCTTCTTTTTTAGCTGTAACATTTATAGTAGTTGCTGTAACTGTTAGAAAACCAAATATCAAAAGAATAGATTTCATTGCCTTTTTATTTAACTGTTGATTTAATAGCTCCCATAGCATCTAAGGTTTCAAGCTTAGTTGTAGTAGAACTTAATGCTGTTTTACACTCAATTAAAGCCTGAGTCTTTAGGCTATCCTTATACTCAAGATTAGTAATCCTAGCGTCTTGAGAGTTTATCTGATTGTTGAAATTGCCCCTAATGTCAACATAAAGGACAGTTATACCTATGATAACTAGAAACATAGTTCCTTTTATTGGGTCTTTACTAAACTGAGAAAAGCTAATCGGGAGAGGATTAGCACTTACATTAACATCTTTTTTAGCTGCCATTTACTTATTTTTTACCTAATTTAAAATATACACTACCTGAGTAGCCTATATTAAAGTTTTTACTAATATTTACATTAAGACCTATTATAGCCTTATTTTTGGCATTAAGCATGATTCCAGGACTTAGTACTTCTAAGCCATTTGAGCCGCTTAAATCGCCTCTAAAGCCCAAATAAAGGGTATTCTTAGCTTTAGCTGCCTTAGTAATGGTGGTAAGTATGGTTTTTTCGGTTATTTTAGCCTCAAATCCCCTTGATTGGATCTTATTTTGGCTTATAGTGTCGTTAATGACAAAGGTATTAGAATCTACGTTAATGGTGTCAGAATAGGCATAAGTACGCATATAATCGGTTACTATGCGTATAGTATCATGTACAAAATATTGTACAGAATCATGTACAGTATCAGTAGCTATTATAACATAAGGAATCGAGTTTCCTTTCAGCCACCTGGAGGTCACTTTTGTTTGATACACAGTATCGGTCTTTACAGACTCTATAACAGCACTTGAGCTATGGCATGACTCGTATAGCCACACCATAGCAAAGAAAGTAAGGATAATGATTAAATAGTCCTTAATATGCTTCATTATTCAGCAGTTTCAATACCTTCTTCAACAATTGGTTCTGGTTGAGGAGGTACTGGAGGCACATAATCACCTGTGATTGTTACATCAATTTGTGTAGCCACCCAATTGTAAGCATATTCGTTTGTTGCCCAATTATCGTAATCTTCTCCTGTCATTGTTAAGTTACCTTGTTGTAACTGACTTTGAGTATCACTTAAAAGTGCATAGTAGAAAGTAGCAGATGTGCTTAAATTGTCATTGATGCAGTATGCGTTAAGTATTACTGCCGTTCCTAAGTTTAGTGGGAATACCACAGGTTGAATTGTTTTCATTTTTATATTATTTTATTTTATACCATTGTTAAAGATTTCCAAGCACCACCGCTATACACATATACCCCTTCTGTTCCGTCTGTTTGATATACCATTAATCCTGTTGCAGGAGAAGATATTGCAGCTCTTTGTGCAGCAGTCATTCTTGGTGGTAGGAATCCACGAACTGTGCTATCTACTTGTAATTGAGCAGAAGCGTTTGGAGAAGCGGTACCTATTGTTAATATACCTGCCATATAGTTAGCAGCAGTACCACTCATATATAAGTTCCATCTATTTGATGCAGCACCCAAAGCGCTTCTAAATGCTAATATTGTTACATTGTTTTCAGATGTTATTGATGGAGTAAAATTATAACCAACTAAAGTTCCCGCTAATGTTGTTGCATTAGTATTTATAGCACCACCTGCAAAGAAATAACTTCCATCATTTGCAACTGCTTGGGTATTTAAATACCCTTGAGCACTAAATCCATTACTTGGTCCTTGAGAATTTATAATAGTACTAAATGACCTATTATTACTATTGGATATATTAATAGCTCCTGCATTTGTGTAAAAGCCTGTAACAGTTATTGCAGGCGTATTTGCACTTGCGGTACCTAATGTTAAACTTCCACCAGCTACACTACCTGTAATAACACCCTGCACCCTTGCAGTACCATTTACATCTAACCTAAAACCTGCGTCTGTGGTTGTGTTTATTCCTACATTACCATTTGAGAATATAGTTTGTCTTGTAATGGCATTAGTTCCAAATTGTAAAGCCGTTGCATTTGATGTACCAAGTACAGTTGCATAAGCTAAAGAATTACCAAATAATGCAGTACCTGTGCTTTGCTCTATACCAAATGTACAGTTTGCTCCCGTATTTTGAAGTGTCAAAACTTGCCAACCTGTTGTTGCACTTACGCTACTAAATATTACCTGATTGTTGCCTAATGTATTTACAATCCTTCCATTTACTCGTAAGCCAAAATTACTTACCCCCGTAAATGCCCCATTAGTAAACGTAGGGTTAATGTCTAATCCTACTAATACATCATTGTTTGCTGCTGCTACTAATGTAGGATAAATTAATGTTCCACGAGCTAAATTAGATTGCGCAGTTAATGTTGGTGTTACATACAAGCCAATAGCACTACTTGAAGTATATCCATACCAAGATAAATTACCATTACCTGATAAAACACTACCAACTCCTGAAAATAATATTTGACCTGCGCCTATAGATGAAGGTATTGTTACCGACCCCTGTAACCTCGTTGTACCATTAACGTCAAGACGGAAACCTGCGTCTGTGCCACTTGTATTTATTCCAACATTACCACCTTGTGTAATAAAAAATCTATCTGTTGGGTTAGCAGTACCATCACCTGTTGCAATTACGAATAAGTTAGTAGTAGCTTGATTATATAACCTTACATTTTGAAACGCACTAAAAGCTGATGAGTTACCAAAAAATAAACTTTTGTTAGAACCACTTGGACCTATTATTCTAATTTGTGTTGCTCCTGCACTATCATATAATGATACAACTCCATTAACTCTTAATGCATAGAAACCTACATTAGTAAAAGCCCCTGTATTAAAACTTGGATTTATATCCAATCCCACAAGCACATCACTATTAGCCGCAGCCGTTAATGTAGGAGTAAGGTTAGTACCTCTTGCTATTGCAGATGCAGCAGTTACACTATTATTAACTAATAGTTGTGATGTAGGAGTAAAGGCAAATGCAGCATTACTTGTAATACTATTCGTACCATTAAAGTAAGCTACCTGTCCACTTGTACCTGTACCTGTTATTGGGTTAGTTAAAACCCCTTGATATTGTGGTATGTTTAAAGTAGCACCAACTAAAGTAGCTGCTCCGCTTGTACCTGTTGTTGTTAAAGTAATAGCGTTTTGCTTTGCGTTCCAAGTAGCTGCACTTGCTATGTAAGCATCTGCTAAATCGGTTGTTAAATGTAATTCATCAAGTAAAGTAACACCGCCTGTAATACTTGCAGCGTTGCCACTACCACTTGTCTTAATTACAGTTAAAGCCTCACCACTACCACCCTTAGTGATTGATGCAGCTACACCGCTTCCACTTACGTGATTTATTACTAAATCAGCAGCAGTTAAACTATGTGTGCCTAAGTTGACATTTGTTGTCGCACCAGTGTAAGGAACAAAACCTGTTAAAGAAGGAAAAGTAGCTAAACTACCATCACCTCTTACATATTCTAAGGTTGTACCTGCTCCTGTTACTGATAGCGTTCCATTAGCCGTTAAAGGGCTATTAGCGACACTAAAAGCACTTGGCATAGATAACCCTACCGAAGTCAATCCTGTGTCTGTATCAGTCCCATTTACCCATTGAGTGCCATTGTACTTTAGAACTTGATTGTTTGTAGGTGAGGTTATAGTTACATCCCCTAATTGAGTTAAGTTGTAATCGCCTTCTTGAGCCACTACGTTACCTGTCCTACCGAATACAGAACTAACCATACTTGGCAAAGGATAAGCCCCTGATGGAGCTTCAATTACAACTACTTCTTCAGTTACATTTATTTCTACTATGTCTTGATTTATGGTTATCTCTGTACTCATTATAATTTGGTTATGTCTTCGTAAACAATAAAGTTACCCCAGATATAAGTTTTTTCGTTGCCATTAGGGAACAATACAACCATGTCATATACATAAGTCCCAGCAGCTATACTGACCTGCTTGTTAACTGTGATCTGATTGTTATTTACACCACCCACAGTAATACCACCACCTGCAAGTTCAGTTAAGGTCAACTCAGCATTATCGCTATTTGGCTTCTTACGCACTTGTATTTCTACCTCAGCACCCACTAAACTAATAGGTACTGTGTTTGCAGTCAATAAGAATACTTGACTCCAAGTATCATTTCTCCATATCTGTATATTGTAATTCGCTGGTCTAAAGTCAGCATTTGTTTGAGCACAAGCCATTATCTATATTTTTTACAAATTTACTTAATTATTAGCCAATGCTATCTAACCCACTTAGCCATAGGACAAGCTCCTTCCCCTATTGGAGAAAACACTTTAGCTGAGGTCGTACAACCGCATTTACTGCAATAGTCCCTTATTGGGCTTTGTGTCCAATATTCGCATCCCATACAAGTTTGTAATCTTTCAATAGCTATGAACTTTTGGTCATCTGTAGGATTATACATTCTAGCATAGGATATTATAATTTCCTTTAGCTTGTTCATAGGATAGATACTTTTGCAGTTTCTTTAACTTCACACCAATAGAAATAAGACCCTTTAGATACATCTAAGTCTAAGTTTTCGTTGTAAGGAAGCTTTTCAGTATAGTTACCCTTAAAAAACACGCCAACGTCACTTTGTGTAGCCCCTGAGTTATGTAGTACGGTATATTTATAACTATGCTCAATAGGGCTTGTTGACCATGCGAAGTCCATTCTAGGATCAACAATAGTTTCATGTCCAAATAACCAAGCATTCCATAGGAAAGACCACATACCTGAAGTCCATTTTTGTATAGGATAATCTCCAGGACTTAATGGCTCAAATAATGGCTCAAGTTTACAAAAGGTTTTGTAAAGGCTTATACTATCTTTTTCTACTTTATCCCAAAACTCATAAGTAGTATTCTTTACTATGTACTGTGCACCACCTGAGTTACTATTCATTAACTTAGGTATCACTTTGTCTATACCAACAATGCCACACATAATATCATATATATTATTTCCCTTGCTTTTGATATAATCATAATTAATATATGAATTAGTATCGCTTAAATACCATTGATTACCTCTAGCCATCTCCTCAAAATTAGGCTCTTTAGTAAATATTATATCAGAATCATGTAAATACAATACATCGTATTTAACCTCTTCCCTAGCAGCTATATGCTGCTTCATTAGGTTAAAGTAAATAGATGGAGCATAGTCCTTATTATCTCTTGTATCCTCGTAAAAGAAGAACCTTACGGTATTGTAATGGTTGGCAAGTTTAATCCATTCTTCTGGTATAAATCCATTTTCTATAGCACAAACTATATCGATTTTATTTGGATTAATGCCATGTTTTTTAAAGTTGTTAATTACAACCTCAATTTGCCATGTATAATATTTTATGGCTGGTTGACAACATATGTATCTCATTTGGTGTGTTTATATGGTTATGGTTTATATACAAAAGCAGTTATCATTAGTTATTGAAGCAAAGTATGTAGCTGATGGGTAATTGGCAGCAACATAAGCAGCATCCACATTGCTTACTTCTTTTTGGCAACATACTCCATTAATAGTCGCTGTAAAGCTATTAGCTGTATTATAATCAACATAGTAGTAATAATCAAATCCACCACATACTAAGTATACATCAAATGTAGCCGCAGGTGCAGTAGTTGTAGTTGTTGTGGTGCTAGTCGTTGTTGTAGTGGTTGTTGGTGCTGTAGTTGTTGTAGTAGTGCTAGTTGTCGTGCTAGTTGTTGTTGTATTACCACAAGCCGCATTACAAGTTGTGAAAGCACCTGCTTGTAATTCTACTGCACCTCCTGATGTTGTAGTACTCTTAACAAAGTATACTGAATCATCAACAGTGCCTACATATTTATAATATCTGTTTAATGTAACAGAAGTACCAATAGGGAACTTAACCCTTTGGTCAGCCGCTATTACAGTACAATTAGAGCAATCGTACTCATCGGCAATATAATAATCAAAAGGGTCTGTCGTTGTAGTAGTCGTTGTAGTAGTCGTTGTCGTAGTAGTACTCGTAGTTGTAGTAGTAATATTACAAGCTGCTGAACAAGTAGTATATGGACTAGTACTAATCTCTACAGCCCCACCTGAAGTGGTTGTACTCTTAACATAATAAACAAAATCATCCGTTGTACCTGGATAACGATAAAACCTATTAAGGGTTAAAGATGTTCCAACAGGAACTTTTACTCTTTGGTCTGCTGATACAATTGTGCAAGAAGCACAGTCATACTCATCTGCAATGTAGTATTCAAACGGATCAGTAGTAGTGGTAGTGGTGGTCGATGTAGTAGTACTGGTCGTAGTTGTAGTAGTTGTTATTCCACAAGCAGCAGAACAGGTCGTGTAAGGAGTAGTACTTATTTCAGTAGCACTTCCTGATGTTGTTGTGCTTTTTACATAATACACAAAGTCATTAGTAGTTCCAGGATACCTATAGAATCTATTTAAAGTTAAAGAAGTTCCTACAGCTACTTTTACACGCTGATCAGCAGCAACTATTGTACAAGTCGCACAATCATATTCGTCTGCTATATAGTACTCAAATGCGTCTGTTGTGGTTGTTGTGGTTGTTGAGGTAGTTGTGGAAGTAGTAGTACTTGTTGTAGTACTTGTTGTAGTACTTGTTGTACTTGTAGTAGTTGATGTAGTAGTAGGTTCTGTAGTAGAAGTTGTGCTAGTAGTGGTTGTAGTTGGAGGTATAGTAGTTGTTGTGGTCGTTGTAGTAGGTAATGTGTTTATGTAATATGGTCCAGTACCAGCTAATGTCACACTATATGCAGAGCTATTTTCTACAGGCGAACTCATCTCCAATGATGCTATATTGCAAAGACCCATAATATAATCACTACCTATTTGAAACTTAATAGTTATAGTTTCTTTTGAGGTCAGCTTCTGCATAAGGTTAAAATAAGAATATCCTGTGAAAGCCATAAAGCCATCAGAGGATATATTCCAAGATATTAACCCATTAAGTAATTGTTTGTAAATGCCTGTAGGACTAGCAACTATTTCTAGTTGGTCAGAAGTTATGTTAAATGTACAGTTAGTAGCAGTACCAAAAGCTATAGAGCTAGAGGTAGCTGTATCATAGTATGATAATACTATATCTGTTCCATTTATTACCGCCATATTAGCTTATTGTAAAGTTTCCTGTTCCTTGTAAAGATACAGAATAGGTCGATACAGCCTCAACAGGACCAGTTAAATTTACTGAAGTAATGTTAGCCACCCCACTAAAGATAGTGTCACCTAGAGGACCTGCAGCACCATTATCGTTATCTACAACAAACCTTATGGTAATAGCTTGACTAGTTTGCATTTTGGTTATAATATCCTTATAGTCATAATCACCAATAGCTATCATACCATCACAACTAACTGACCAAGTAATCTGAGAGTTTAAGAACTGCTTGTAACTGCCAGAAGCCAATGATGTAATTTCTACCTGATCAACTGATGTTTCAAAGGTGCAGTTTGTAGAAGCACAAAATGGGGTATTTACAGACCCATTAAATTCGTATAAAACTATGTTTGTCCCATTTATTACTGATGCCATTATTCTTTAGTATTTAAGTTTTTGAACACATCTATAGCCAAAAACGTATTAACAAAATTAATCTTTTTTAATACAGATGATTGTATAGCCTTTTTTAAGTCCCATTTAAAAGACTTTAATAAGTAGTTATATACATTAGTCCCATCATAGTTGTAGTTAAATTTAGTATTTAACCAATACCCTGCACTTTTAAATTCACCTTCTATTACAGTTTGTGTTTGTATTTGGTCTATGCCAATATCTTGAGCAACCAAAGTAAACAACTCAACCGAACCTGCTGTGTTTCTACCAAAGGTATTAGTAAAACCTGCATTATTTACATCTGTATACATACCAACATATGAAGAAGCTGCTACATCTTTAGGAGAATTAGCATTCTTTGCATTTGAATCCGAATTTCTAAATATTTCGTTATACATAAACCCTAAAGCTTTATTGTCATCATCTTCAGATTTAAACTGAGAGTTTTTACTACCTACTTCTCTATATGAATCATATGCATAAATTTGAGATGTTGGACCAAAGTTTTGTATTAAAAAGTATTCAACCTCTAATTGTGGAGTTGTTCCAGTTTCTAGTGGTCTTAATATTGTTACTGTTATTGTACCATCTATAGGTACTAAAACTTGTTTTGGAAATCCACCAGGAAAAGCACCTAAAGTATATGATGTAGTTGTAAATGTCCCTGTATTATCTAAGTAATAAGTTGTAGCACTATCATCTGATATAATTCTAACAAAATATCTTTCAGTACAATTAAACGCAGAAGCAGACCATATTATGTTTAAGTAATCTCCAGTTTTAACTAAACTAGCAATAGACCTGAACGATCTATTTGTTTCACCTGCATTTGTAGTAACATCTGTAGTTAGTAGTCCACCAGTAGTTGCATCAGCTTTAGTACCTATCATTGATGCTTCAATCCAAGCATCAGCATTATTAGTACCTGACCAAGATAAAAACCATCCATTAGATACAAGTTGCTTTACATTATAAATTGGACTAAATTGGGTATAAGACTTTTGTGCTCTATTTAAACTTACAATTAAAGACTTATCTGTTTGTTTAAAGTTATTAGTTCCGTCTATTGTAATAGCAGTTGGTATTGTTATGGTCTGAGTAGATTGATATGTACCAGCAGCATTATAAACATAATATATTATGCTTGATTCTATAGTTTGTGCAGCATAAGAAGTTACATACCATCTATCATTCTTGTAATAACATTCCCATCCAAATCTATTACACATAAACTCTAACATATCGTAATAGCTTAAATACTCACCATATTGAGCAGCTAAATAGTTTTTCTTTAGATACATATTCTCTATGTTCCTAGAAGCTACTGTGCTATTCTTATAGTATTCATTAATCCAAACATCAAGACCTAAATCAGTTTTAAAGAAACATTCTGTTAAAATATTCTTTATATTTATCTTTTCATCAGAATTAAATCCTATTCCATTAACTAGATTAAAGTAATACTTTTTATTTTTAATCTTAGCTAATCCATCTACAAATGTCAATGATAATGATAATGGCATATGTGGGGAATACTGCATAGAATCAACAGGTAAATAAAACCCTCTCCATACAATATCACCCCATGTATAAGTAGAACCATTGTAAGTTCCTTTTTGAGCAACTAACATAAACTCATCATCATTAGCACTAAAGAACTCTTGTATGATAGTATTAAAGTTAGTAGCTTGAGCAGGATTGCTTATTATATTTAAATAGGCCCTTGTAGCCATAACAGGAATATAAGAATCCCCTTCGGTATCTATAGATTCTATAATAAATGGACTTTCTGTACCAGTTATAGGTAAAGCAGCACCACTATAAGCATCCTTATAAACATGGATTCTATAGACATTTCTAGTACCAGTACTTAACTGATAGTTATCGTCAAATATTAATTCGTATTTAGGATTTATAAATGCCATTAGAATGTATTATTGTTGTTTCTACCTGCTTTGTTCATTAATATTAATAAATCATTACCGCTTATTCTAGCTTCTAAAGTTCCTCCGCCTCCACCACCAATAAGTGATTTAAGCTTATCTAAAGGAGCAACAACCTCAGGATTATGACTTGCTCCAGGATATTCACCCATAAGTCCCATTGTTGGACCTGATATAATACCTCCGTTAGCAAACTTTTTAGGGCTACTTTGTTTTCCTCCGCCACCACTCATTTGACTAACTTTAGAACCTATAAATGACCCAATAGCAATTAAAGCAATACCAGCAACAATAGCTGCAACAGGATTAGCAAAAGCTTTTTTAAATGCATCCATAGCTACTCCATAAGCAATTAACGCTTTACCAATAGTGCTAAGACCTTCTGCTAATAAAGCTAAAAATCCACCAAATAAATCTACTTTTTCTCCTGCAAATGCTTTCCCTAAGTTTTCTGCAAATTTAGCTATTCCACCTTCAATCATGGTTTCAACAGCATTATTTATAGCATCTGATGTAACTTGCCATTCATTAGCATAAGCTTTTAAATCATTTATGTTTTTTTCTATCGCCTTATCAACTGGACCAACATCCGTATTAGTTTCTATAGCTCTAGCTCTTTCTTGGTCTAGTCTTTTACGTTCTTCTTCTAATGCTTGTATTTGTGATCTTCTTCTTCCTTTATTAGCTTTTAATTCTGCATTTGTTTGGTCATTTATTGATCTAACATTATCTTTTACAAATCCATTATTAATAGCTCTTATAGCATCCCTTATGCCAGTTCTATTATCTTCATATATTTTAGCAATCTTTTCATTCTTTTTATTAAGGTCCTCTACTTCTTTATCATCATACTTCTTTCTTATTTCAGCTAATTCATTTCTCCATGCTATTTCTAATATTGTAGTATCTTCTCCATATTTAGCAGCTAAATTAAGTTTATCTATATAACTTTTAGTTACTAATCTTAATTCTTTATCTTTTTCATCCATTAAAGATAATACTGCATCACTTTCTGCTTTATTAATCTTTGCTAAATCAGATATTCTTTGTTTAGCAGCTTCTGCTCTATCTCTATCTGCTTTTGCTAAAGCTTCTTTAGCTAATCTTTCTCTTTCTAATTGTTCAGCAGTTTTAGTTTGAAAATCATTTAAGTCTTTTTCAGCATTAATATTAGCTTCTTGTATTTTAACATATCTACCTGCTTCTTTTTCTAATTCATTAAAAGCTTTAGCATTTTGCTTAAGAAGATTAATTCTTCTCTCTGTTTCTCTATCATAATCAGACATTAATCTTATACCATCTTCTGTATAAGTTGCTTCTTTTGAAAAGCTTTTAATGTTTTTCTTACTAAATTCATCTAACAAATCAGCTCTTTCAACTAAAAGCTTATTTTGCTTACCAGCTATTTCTTCTAATGTAGATTGAGCAGCTTTTGCTTTAGCGTATGCCCATAATGTTTTAGTTAATTTTTTAAATGCTGTATCAGCCTTACCTAACATTATTTCTTCTTCACTATACCTATCTAATAAACCTGGATATTCTTCTTTTAATGTTTTAGCTGCTTTTGTTCTATCATCTATAGAAATATTTACATTTTTTGCAGCTTTTAATAAACCTTCTAATTTTACAATTTCCTTGCCATAATTTTCCCCAGCTTCTTTTGAATAGTCTGAAGATAATTCCATTTTTTTATTAAGCTTAAATAAGCCCATATCCCATGCAGTAATAGCCGCAATAATTGCAGATATACCAAATAAAATAGGTCCAGACATTTTAGCAAATCCACTAGCAACAGCAGGCAAGTTATTTTGAATACCTCTAAAACCAAATGGTAAATCCTGAATTACCAATGCTAAATTAGCCCATTGTTGATTACCTTTTCTTAATGATCCAGTAGCAGCATCTAATCCAGAAGCTGTAGGCATTGAAGAAGTCATCTTTTTAAAACTAGCACTAGCAGGATCAATCCCGTTTGCAACTAAAGATTGAAAATCTTTTTCAAGTTTCTTGGCAGCAGCACCTGCTTGTTGTGATGCAGGACCAAATAATTTTATAGCACCTTCTAAATTTTTGGCATTCTTTTGAATGTTATTAGCAATTTTTTGGAACTCTTTATCAGTGCCATTAAATTGACCAATCATTTGGTATAAAGCATCATTAACCCCTTTAAAGTCGAGGTTTAATTTTAAGTCTACTTGATTATCTGCCATTATGCTATATCTTTATATTATCGTATTTTTTTAAGACCTCTTTAAGTTCCTCAGGTGTCATCACTCTTTGCTTCACAAAGTTACGATTATCGCAGTCAAGTGGCAAAAGCTCATGTGGTTTAATCTTTTTACCTTTTGGTAGTTGTATGTTTAGCAAAATTGTAGTTTGCCATCTTGCTCTTATCCATTCTTGTTCTTCCTTATGACGGTAACCATACCACACAAAATCTAACTCAGCCATCGTCATATCCCAAAACAAATGGGGAAGCACTTGGCACTCCCCCATTGTATATCTTTCAATATCAATCCACTCTAATTTTTTTTTACAGCGTCTTTTGCAGCTTTCTTATTAGTAGGTTGTTCGACATTACTATTCATACTTTCTGCAAGAGCAGACATAACATCTTGAAACTTCTTACTACCTAATCCACCCATATCATCAATCCAGTCACATACTTCTATGTCTGTAAAGCTTGGAGTTATCCCTTGACTATACAATGGATATTCTGCTGCTGATTTAAGCAAATTAGTAATCGCATCTAAAGATTGATTACCTGATAATGCTTCTGATATATCTGATGGTCCAATTCCTTGTAGTTGACAGAATCTTTTTAAAGACCATGTACAAAACCTCATAGGTATCTTAGTCCCATCGCTTAGGGATAGTTCAAAATGTCCTCTCATATTTTGGTGTTTTTAGTGTTGTTGGTGTTATACTGATGGGTTTGCAGCTTGAGTCAATACTCCTGTTCCTGTAAAAGAAGCAGAGTAAGTTACTGGAGATTCCATGTCAGCAGTAATATCTAAACTCTCTACAAATGCTAAACCAGTCCATGCTAAATCACCTACAACTAAAGTTGAACCTGTAGCTGTTGTAAATTTAACAGTAACCGCTGTTCTACCATTTAAAGCAGAGAAAATATCTCCTACTGAATAGTTGACATTTGTTGGCTCTACTGTAGCAAGACCATCTGTTGTTAAAGACCAAGAACGCAATCCTGCAATTTCTTCAGCCCATCCACCACTTGATTTAGTTGTTGCATCTGGTAAGTCTGCACTTACAGATAAAGAACATGATGTAGAATGTGCGATTACTTCACTTCCTACAAGCACTACTAGGTTTGTACCATTAAAAATTCCTGTTGTTGGCATTTTATTTTATTTTAATTTTTTATAATATTTGAGTTACAAAATGATCCATTGTAATTACTCTTCTAAAAATGTAAGCTTCATCTACATAGTCAAATGTAGCAATATTACTTGTCATCTTACGAGTAACTATTTTAAAGTCAGGAGAAGCACTTGGGTAATCTGGCACATTAACGCCTATGATCACTAACAATTCGTTAGCCCACTGGTCTACCGATTTCTGCCCTACTTCACCTG